CCGATCTGGTGAGTCTATAATTGCGCTAAAGCCAGATCCGAAATTGCTACAGATAGTTCAATCCAATGAGCCGGTGCACCGCGCTTATCGAGAGAAGATGGATCCGTCGCTTCTTGATGCAATAGCCAGGAATGAGTATATTCCGCTGGATAGCTTTAACATCAGCCATATCAAAAATGAGTCATCGGCCTATAATACTCATGGCTCGTCTGTAATTGTTTCCGTTTGGAAGGATCTTGTTCTATGGGATCTTTTCCGCGAGAACAAGTTTATTCAGGCAGATGCGATGGTAAATCCAATGACGCTTGTCAAGGTAGGTGCCTCAAATGCAGACGGTCATTATCCTCGTCAAGAGGAGCTGGCTGCGATGCGCGATGTATTTGAGCACGCACAATATGACAAGGATTTTAAGATATTCACGCACCCAGACGTTGCCATAGAGAGAATAGGTTATAATGGCGGCATACTGGATGTCTCTGCGGACCTAAATTTTATACTTGACAACATCTTCATAGGCCTCATGGTGCCAAAGGCCGTGATTACGCAGGAAGGTGCATCGTATGCATCGGCCTCGGTAGCGCTAGATGTTATTCGCCAGCGCTATAACAATTTCCGCACCAAGATGACGAATTGGCTAGTAAACAAGATATTTGCACCAATGGCAGAGGCAAATGATTTCTATGAGACGATTGACGGCCAGAAACACCTGGTGCTGCCCGAGATCGAGTGGAACCAGATGACTCTGTATGACGTCGATACGTACATAGGGCACCTGCTAAATCTAATTGACAAGGCTCCTCCGACAGCGCCAACCGGCGTAAGTCGTACAACTTTATATCGCAGCCTTGGGCTGGATTTCCAGGATGAGCTTGCTAACCAAAGAAAAGAGGCCATTCAAATGGCGATCACTGCCAAAGAAATGTCCGCTATCGCAAATATGTCTCTCTCAGAGCTCAGAACACTCGATCCGGATCAGCCGATTATCGAAAAAGAGGGTGCACCTCTGCCAGGCGTTGCCCCACCGGGTGGCGAAGCACCGCCTGGCGGCGACATGGGACTGCCGCCATCTCCCGACATGGGTCCGCCTCCTGGCGGGGGCGAGCCACCTCTGCCGCCAATGTGAGGCGTGATGCTGAAAAAAGACATAGCTCTTTATAAGAATGGCGATAGAGCCGCAGAGATGCGGCTCATCTCCTTTGTGCTCGAATGCGAAAAGAAGCTGGATAGAGCAGGCTTGGCTCAGCTAGAGGGTGTCGGCGGCAAGATCGCGACAGCTGCCCGCATTGCGGCAGAAAAGGTAGAGGTTCGCCTGCAATCAAAGGGAAATCAAGATCAGCTTAAAAAAAGAATCAAGCAGTGCCTTGATATGGCTGAAGCAGCAGGGATATTTAGAGATCCTTCTGGTACCTTTGCTGTCTGGAGACCTCTGCTGAAAGAGGCAGCGGACTTGCGATGGGGCATGCGCCCCGACCAAGAAGTATATAATATTGATCTAAGAGTAAGAAGGATGATAGAACTCGCCCGTAAACTTGGAATAAGCTTATGAACAAAAATAGAGAGCGCCTCTACGCAGAAGCAGGTATTCTTGATGACGTCAAAAAAAGTATTGAAGATGCTGCGAAAAAGATTGCGCCTTCTATTTTTGATAACGGCGATCCCAAAAAAGACGAATATAGCGGCACTGCTCACGTAACCAGTCCATTTGGACCGAGGTCTATTAAGGAGCTAGGTGGGAAGCTCCATAATCATGGCGGAGTGGACATAGGAGTTGCTCGTGGCACGCCCGTCTACTCAGTATACGATGGCGTAGTAAATAGCGCTCCATATTTTCATGAGCACAAAGGCGGTCAGGGCGGTCTTGACCTAAGCATTAGATCAAGAGGAGACGAAGGCGAGTTTTTAATGCAATACATTCATCTTGACAAGGCGGATGTGTCGGCAGGGCAGACAATAAAAGCTGGGCAGAAGATAGGTGAGAGTGGTACTGCAGGCACGGGACAGCATTTGCACCTGCAGAAAAGACTTCTTCCCAGTAGCCAGGTCGTGCCGCCCACTCACGAAGAGGAGGAGGCTGCGTTAAGGATGCGCATAATAGATAGGAAAGATCAGCGCCATGATAAAAAAGGCCTACATAAAACAAAGCCAGTAATAGTAAGGCAGGATGCCGTATCTATTGCAAAAGGCACGAACATATACTCTATTAAGGATGGCATCGCTTCTATTCACATAGATGCTGCAGAGGGCCCAGTAATAACCATTGCTGATCCGGTATTCTACGGAATAGGAAACTTTCTGGGATTCGGCAAGGGCGACTCCTTTGTATATTCTGGATTTTCCTCTATTACTGTCAAAGACGGCGATACAGTAAAAAAGAATCAGATGCTCGGAACTGCCAAAGCTATACCAGGAATGCCTGGCGAAGGATACGTCAGAATAACAAAAAATGTAGATGGTCGTCGCACCGCCATCTCGCAGGCAGAGCTATCTGTAGCCACTCACTCGGGAAACGCAATGCGCTTTGCTCCCACAGGCATAATGAGTACAAATGCATCTAGACCAGTGGATGCGCCAATCAAAGGCAGCCCAGGCGCCAGAAGCACTGAGAACTATAACGCAGTAATAGATCAGTTTCAAGTCGACAAGAACCCAAGATACACACCACGTAAAGTATCTCAAAACTCTCGAACTCAGACCTTCTGCAATATATTTGTATCTGATGTTACTGAGGCAATGGGCGCACCACTGCCACACTGGGTAGATAAAAATGGAAATCCTGCGCAGCCAGGTGCTGGAGCTTATGAGCTCAACGGGAATGCAAGCGTTGATTGGCTGGCAAGACATGGTTCTAGGTTTGGCTGGAAACAGGTCTCAGAAGAAGAGGCACAGGAGTATGCAAACAAAGGACATCCTGTTGTTGCCGGCCAAAAGGAAATTGGTAAATCGCGAATAGGGCACGTTGCTGTAGTTAGGCCTGGTCAGATAACAAATAATGGACCAGCCGTTGCTAATGCCGGCGCTAAAAACACCAATAGCTCGCAGGTGGCGCGCGTATTTGGATCCGGATATCGAGCAGGCCTAATAAGATATTGGGCAAACCTTGCATAAAAATGGAGCAAGAATATGCCAAAATTCCTTTCTAAAAAAGAAGAAAAGACCTGGAAGAAGGCAAAGTCTGCCTTTAAGAGGCAAAAGGGTCGCACGCCCGGAAAAAAAGATTGGCCTCTGGTCATGCACATTTTTCAGGGCATGAATAAGCGCGCGCTAAACATAGTCATTAAGCCTTATGAAGTTTTTGTCAAGGAAGGTCTTGATCTGGTAGAACAGGTTTTTGGTGGCGGATACTTTTCCGGAGTAAAGACTGTTATCGTTCAACCATATCAGACGCATCATTATGGCGAAGTAATATCAAATGATCCAGAGACGATATATATATCGGCAGATAGAATAGAACGCGAATTCACAGAGCATCCTCTTGAAAGAGCATTCCAAATGGCATCTACTCTTGTTCACGAGATGGGTCATATTAAATCAGGTTTTAAAGGCGGGGAAGGCCCTGCTGAAGCAGAGGAACACCGCTTTGCCCAGGCGTTTGAAGAGAAGATGAAGTCAAATCCTGATGCGTTCAAAAAGTTTGATAAGAAGTCTGCCATGGTTGCTGACATCATCAGACTCGCGAACGCAGCGGATGAGGATGGGCATTCTTCGGCAGCAGATCTACTAGATTTTGCACTAACAAAGCGAGCAGATGCAGCGGATATAGAGCAGGTAATTCAGGGAATTATTGCTCTTATACGCTATATGGTTAGTCGAGTTTCAGATGAAAACAAGCAGAGCTTCAAGAACAGTCTTTTGCTTAAGATAAGACAGCTGTCCCCAGACCTATCTCAAAAAAGAAAAAACCCTTCTGCAGGCATTGGTGCGGTTTTCGGTCTGCTCAAGAACCTGCTAGCGGGCCTGGATTCGGCACAGATAGGCTATATAGTCGGGCAAATAGTTTCGAGGGCCGCATGAAAAAACTAGCATCATCAGAAGGAACTACCCAAAAAGATTCGCAAACCGGATATCCGGTATACGTAAGCACTACAGCGAGGATGACCTTTAGAAAACTGCATCCTGAGTGGGCGAAGGTGAGGAATTCTGTATTAAACGAAGAGATAGCGAAGCTGTTTGTTAATGCAAAAGTATTTCAGCGATTCGCATCCAAAAAATCAAATGAAGAGGGCGATATAAGGGGTACTGATTCAAGTAAGTTTGTCTCAATCTACAGGAACAACTATGTACTTGTAATCGCGGCAAAAGGCGGGCATGCGCTGCCTCCGCCGCCTACCGGTCCCAAGAAGTCTGCGGCCGCCAGCGTTCCGCTTACAAAAGTCGCCCAGGGTCGCGACGACTCCCTCCGGGCACACAGAGGATGGCTAGAGGATCACTATTTCGATCTTTTCATTGGCCAGGCCGCATTAGACGCAGAGAGCGAGAAGGCTCTGAAAGATTATGTAGAGAGCAATGGCGGATTCAAGAGTATAAAGGGTGCTTCGCCGAAAGAAGTTGCACAAAAAGCAGGAATAAAACCCAGTGACTCTGCCAGCCAGATGGCCCGCACAATGCTTAGCGAGGATCAGCGCGGCCAGCTAATCAGAGACCCCGGAATGCTAAATGACAGACCAGGGAACCTGTCGGTACCTCTTTCTTTTCCACTGGAGTGAATGCATGTCCGGAATCAACAAAAAATCAGCAGTAGAATTTTCTGTTCCAGTGTCTGATGGCGAGAAGGAGCGCGCCATGGCGCTAAAGGAGCGCATCCAGGAATTTTGCGACAGAGTGCAGAAGTTCAAGGAATTCTTTGATGCGTTCTTTACTTCTCTGGAGCAGATTACCTCAGGCAAGGACTTGCTGCCCATAGGCGGAACCCTCAAAAAGTATCAGTATAAGCTGCGTTCGCACTTTAATAATTGCGTAAAATCACTGTCTCTGGTGCTAGTAGCATACAGGAATCTGTATTCTGAGTCAAGAACAGATCAGATTAGAGACGTAATGATGAATACTTTTTCAGAGGCACGTCTTAAGTTTATAGAGCTTATGCGCGTGATGGACGATTTTGATTCTGATAATTTCATAGCAGAAGCCAAGGAAAACTATCAACAGATCAATAATTATATGGAAAAGGTACTGGCAAGCTGCCAGGAAGAATGGATTTCGCATATAGATAAGAATATTTTGGGTAAACTAAAGCTGGCCTCTGAATTTTCGCTTGTAAGGATGACCAAATGATAATCAAATACGGCACTTCCGAGAATGCTGAAATAATCGATGCCAAGAATATTCCTTCGTGGGTAGCTCGAGAGCCTCTCAAGACAGAGCAGGTCGGCGAGCAAGAATCTGAAGATAATACAGAGGAAAAAGAATGAGTATTGTCAAGCATGCCTTTATCGATGGCGTATCTATTGGAATAGTAGATAATAACAAGCTTAACGACGATCCTGGCGTACAGGCGCGCTTTGCTGCTGTTACAAATAAGCTTCGTGACGAGCAGAAAAAGCGCGGCGATAAAGAACTGTCTCCGTATGTTGACGACTTTCTTTATGCCAGCTGCATAATGATGCATGCTGCCGAGGCCGCGCTAATAAACCAGGAGACTGGCGAGCCGATCAAGACAGCATCTGGCAATCCTGCTGCAGGCTGGTTTGAGAAGTATGATGGTGCGAATGGTAAAGAGACTGCTCGCTGGGTATCTCCAGATGGTATTCGCCCGGTTAAAAACAACAATGGCGACATCTTTCCAGAGTCTGAGCTGCTAAAGGCCTACAAGAATTGGGTAGGAAAGCCTCTTTGCAAAGACCATGTTTCGAATTCTGTAGACGGCATTCGCGGCGTAATCGTAGATACATACTACGACCCAAAGTTTAAGCGTGTGCACGCGCTATTTGCCCTTGACAAGAAAAACTATCCAGAACTTGCCCGCAAGGTAGAGGCAGGGTATGCGACAAACGTCTCGATGGGCACGGCGGTCGGCCGCTCGATATGCAGCGAGTGCCAGAACGTTGCAACAGTTGCATCAGAGTTTTGCACTCACGTAAAATCTCGCACACACTATGGCGAGATCAATTTTGACCTAAATCCGATTGAGCTAAGCATCGTGGTTACAGGAGCTGATCCTCGTGCCAAGATTCGCAAGATTGTTGCCAGCCTTGATGAATATCGTGCTCAGGCAGCTGAATTGCGCAATATCAAAGGCGCTCCACTTGAGGAGCTGACTGCTATTGCTGAGGAGCTGGATGCAGCCGAGAGCAGTGCGTCTCAGCTGGCTGCCGCTTCTGTTTCCAAAGAGGATGTATTGGATGGACTAAAGCGCCTCATTAAGCGCATGAATCTTGCTGACACAGAGTCACAGAGAGCACTTGTTACGGAACAGTTCGATAAATTTCTTGCTGAGTCTGGCGGAAGAGATGCAGTCAGGGCTAAGATAGTAGGCGACCCAGATGTTTTAGATAATCTTGTTGCAGCCCTTGATCATATTAAGAGCTCAGATCTAAAAGATTTTTTCTTTAAAGCTTTCGATGAGACCGCCGATAGCACGCCAATCTCGATGAATTCGATGGATTCAACGCAAAAGGCCGGTATGCCAAGCGAGATGACTGGCGTTCTCAGTGCTCCGGCGACGACCGCAAAGGCCGATTCCAATAACACGGACCTCGGTATGGAAAGCCCAGTTTCATTTTTTGATGCAGCTACGACAAATGGTCTGCAGCATATGGCAAGTATATATGGTTCAAGAGGAACTGTTGGAGTTTCGCCAGACCTTGAAAAAACAGCAACTAGCCTTGCTGAAAGAATAACATCTATTAAAAACAGTTTGGATAGTTTGAAATCGTGTCTCCCGACCCAGAAGGCGGGAGTGGGAACAGGAGATATTATGACGTTTGATGAACTACGGAAGCGCGCCAATCTGCGTAAGAAGGCTTACATGCAGGGCACAGAGGAACCAAAGTCGTACCCCGCCATGGGTAATCCGGATCTACGTGAGGACGATCATCACCTCCACGGTGAAGAGCTCGACACCTCTGTAGCGAATCCTGATCAGAAAACAAAGGAAATGCTCCTTCGTGCGTCGCTCGACGAGCGCCGTGCCGCCCGCGCTGAGAAGCTGAAGGCGATTGCTGAGAGCGCTGTTGTTGTCAAGGACCAGTCGGGCAAGCCAGCTGGCGCCATTGTCGACAAGAAGTTTGTACCATCGGCCAAGGCTGATGACGGCCAGGACAAGGACGGCGATCACGCTGATGATGCCGACCATGCTGATGATGCTGAGCTCAAGAAGGCCGAGGCCGCTCTTGTTCAGCGCCTTGAGATGCTAAAAGAAGCTGCCAAGAAGAAGGCCAAGAAGCCAATGAAGGAAGAGGAAGAGGACGACAAGGCTGCCAAGAAGGCCAAGCCTGCTAAGCCAGCCAAGGGCGACGACAAGATGAAGAAGAAGGCTTATCCGCAGGGCACTGCTGAGCCAGAGTCGTACAAGCCCATGGGCGACCCAGACCTCCGTGACGGCGACCACCACCTCGGTGGCAAAGAGCTGGACACAAAGGCCACAAATCCTGACCAGAAGGTCAAGGAACTCATTCAGCGCGCCGGCCTCAAGGCCCGCCTCACGAAGTCGGCAAACGTTGCTGCTTCACGCTGGTCAGTTCTCGCAGGAGACAAAGAGGTATTCTCGGTAACCGCTGCTGATGCCTACAACGTTCACCTGAACAAGCAGAGCGATGTTGCCGGCAAGACCTGGGGCGACCTGTTCGTCTCGCCAGAGTACGGCAAGCAGCTTATCACTCAGATTCGTGCAGGCAAGATCAGCAAGCTGGCGGAAGAGCTCGACGCCGCGAAGCAGTCGGTTGACGCCGCTGCTCCAGCAGCTGACGCTCCAGCTCCCGCAGCTGATGCTCCAGCCATGGCCCCAGCTCCCGCCCCGGCTCCAATGGTAGATGCCGAGCCAGCTGCAAAGGCCGATGCCGATGCAGATATGAAGGCAAAGCTAACTGCAGCTCTCGAGAAGCTGGAAGAGTGCATGCAGAACCTCAAGGATATTGTCATGGGTTCGGATGAGGGCGTAGACAACGTAGACGTTCTTGCGGCCACGGCTTCGCTTGATCGCGGCATGTTCGAGGCTCACTCGTCACTTGCTTCGCTCGCCAGCGAAATCCGTTACCTTGCGGCAGATGCCGACCTGGGCGCCCCAGCCGTCCGTCTCGCTGCCCGTGCAGCAATTCGTGATGGTCACCTTGCCGTCATCGAGGCAAATGAGCGCATTGCCGAGTACGCCGACGCCTGCGATGGTGGCTCGTATGTACTCGACGAGGAGGAGCTCGAGGAGGTTGCCGAGGAAGTTGAGGAGGCAATCGAGGAGCACGCCGAGGGTGGCGATCCAAAGCACGATGACCTAGAGAAGGCTCTTGAGGATCTCCGCAAGGAGCTCGAGGATCTCGAAGAGAAGGTCGAGGATATGGGTGAGGAGTCCGAGGACGAGAAGGAAGAAGAAGAGTCGGATGCCATGGATGCCAAGCTCGCGGCTCGCGCCGCCATGCGCCAGCAGCTCGTTGCTCGCGCTGCCAAGGCCGATATGGTCACCTCAGATCCAATGCTGAATGTTCACGGCAAGGGCGAGGGCAAGCTCGACCTCGGTATGAAGGTCTCGGATGACGGCGACGTCGTTGAGAGCGTATTCGAAGTCCAGAGCAAGGTTCTCGATGTTCTTGGCGAGAAGACAAAGAAGGCTGCTGCCGGTATTGCAGAGGCAGTACGCGTAGGCACCCTAAAGGATTCGCAGCTTGACGCTCTTGTGGCTGTAGCAGCAGTCGACGCAGAGGCCGTTAAGTACTACCGCGAATACTTCGCCGGCACTGATGCCGACTTCGCGAAGGGTCTTGTTGCAGAGTTCAAGAAGTCCGCTTCGGCAACAGAGGACGTTGGCTTCCGCTACAAGCGTGCATATGCCGTAGCAATCGACGCTCAGGCTCGTAACCTGATCGGCCCCGGCCGCGCCGCTCTTGATGAGTGCGCTGACACGCTGGCAAACGGCAGCGATACGAACTTCGACAGCTTTAAGCGCATGGTTAGCAGCGTTAAGGCTCCAGTTCGTACAGCAGGCGTTGTTCCGCAGATGGGCGTAGTTGATGGTGGCGAAGCTGCCAACACCCGCACGGCCTCGGATAATGGCTCGGTCGATGTTCGCGACTGGCGCAGCCTAGGCAAGGCGCTGTTCGATATCTGAACGAAGTTGCCTTAAGCAAAGAGTTGTCCCCGCTTCGGCGGGGACTTCTTTTTTTATATTTTCCGGCGGCAGATCAATAAATGTAAATATTTGTGTCCGTCTAGCGGACCGAAATTTATTGCAAAGGAACATATAAGCCGAGCGAGGCGTTTATGTTTGACTTAAACCAGCTTGAGATGCAGGCAGAGATGCAAGAGCTGAAAGAGTTGGGCCTAGATCCAGAAGAAATACAGGGTTATATATGCTTTTTTTGGATAGAGTTTGAGGAAAGTGAGGTAGCAAATGTCGTCAATTAATGTCGCAGATGAGATTGCCAAGGGCATGCAGGATGCCCTAGTAGAGAACTCGCCCAAGGTAGAAGGGCATTTTGCAGGAGTTGCTGCGCAGCTGGCAAACACCGCAAATGAGCTTGATGCCGCTGGCAGCCCTCTGGCCGCCAGGGTTGATTCGCTTCTTGGCCAGATGGCCAGCGTGCTAGGAGAGGACTGATGCTTAGGCCAATTCACGTAGGTAGAAATTGGCCTACTCAGCGCCCTCTTGATCCAAATGCCACTTTTTTGCCGGGCATGATTGCTCAGCACAAGCTGATCGGCAATGAAATTGTTCTTGGCGTTAGCGATGGCATTGCGCCATTTGGAATAATAGAGGACGTGCGAGAGGTAGCGCATGTTCGTCCATCTATTGACGAAATCGTTGTTATAACGCCGGATTCTTCTGAAATAGATATGTCTACCGGAGTGCCAACGCTTGCGATCAACAAGGTTGCATTCCTTAAGAATGCAAATGTACTGCAGCACAGCTTCGCATCAGATATTCCTGGTGTAGAGCTTATTGCTGTTAATGGCGCAGTTAACGTAGTTGCAGGCACCGCCCTCAACGCAAAGCTTAGCCCTATATCTACGACTAATGACAGCGTAATGATACGCGTTAGATATTCGTATTATGTGCCAAACAGACCAGGAGACGATACTACACTAGGCAGCAATAAGGTTACCGTATGGCCAAATCCAAGCGGTTGTATTTTTGCAACAGATCAGTATGAAACGGCCGTGCCGTATCCGCTTAATGCCGCACTTTATGTTAGCTCGGGCGGGCGGCTTACTTCAGAGCAGCTGATGGATGCTCAGCCCGCAGTTGCGATGGTATGCGTTCCGCCTACTAGTGTGAATCCAATGCTTGAGTTTATGTGGCTCTGAGGAGTTTATGAAAAAAGATCTTTCATCATTTGCGCGTATGTTTGAGGCTGATTCAGGAATGGATCGCCGCGATCCGTTTGTTTCTGCATGGTCAGACGCCCTTGTTCAAAGCAATTCCCACCGCAACCGCAAGTTCATCGCCACAGACGTAGATAATTGGCTGAGCACAATGATGGCAGAAGCCGGCAAGCATGATGATTCGGTTACCATCGACGTGTGGCTGGATCAGATGAATGATCTGTTTTGCGTATCTATGACAGATGCCGCTGGGTGCTCAGAGTTCTGCGTACCGCCGCCACGCAATCCAAAAGGCGACAAAGAGCATCTTATTCTCAGTGTTATAAATGGAGGGCCAGATGCATACGACGCCCTCCGCAAAACAGTTCTAAATTTTAAAAGCGGCTCTTCTCCAGTCGAGACAGAATCGGATAAGCAGGAACAAGAAGTCTTTGAGGACGACTTGACTGATGACCAGCTAGACGAAATATCAGGCAAACTAGATAAGGCTGCATCCCTAGTTGCTAATAATCAAGCTGCAGCATACATGATTGAATTAGCAGCCTCTCGCATCAGAGAGCTTAAGAATGGGTGAAATATGTCTAAGTTTGTTGATGTCGACGGCATTCTTGCCGAAGTTCAGAAGAAGATGGCTGGTCAGACGACCATGCCAAAGAGCGTCTTTAAGCAGGATGCTGCGCGCGAGGACGTTGATGTTCAGAGCGAGCTAAACAAGCGCGCCGAGGCTTACTTCAGCAAGATCCTTGATGAGGCTCACCCGAAGTCGGTCAAGCTTGATGGAATTGACGCAACAGTAATGACGCTCGAAGATCGTCAGGCTGCTGCGATGAAGACGCTTAGCGATGTCAAGCGCAAGAAGCTGGCCGGCGTTGCTATTCAGCTTGTCAAGGTTGCCGAGCAGGCCGAGAAGGCCGGATTTGCAGAGCAGGGCAGCGCTCTTAGGATTGCCGCAAGAAAGATTGTGTGAGGGATGTCTATGTTTAAAAGAAATAAAGTCGCGAAAATCATAGAAGACATGAACAAGCAGCTATCGCATGCGCCAGAGTCGCGCACAGCAAGACTTGCGCTGGGCGAATTCTCGCTTTTTAAGCTTGCAGGATTTAATCAAAATGCTGCTAAAGTGACTATAAAAAGGAAACTTAGCTATTTAAAAGGGCTAATCTCTGGCGCGGCAGATCCCAATAAAGATGCTCAGGCCGCCGTCACGGCGCGCCTTGACGCACTAAAGACAGCTGTAGAAGCTGCATACAAAGATCCTGATATCGGATATGACGAGGCAATAGGTTTAGCCAAAGGTATGGTGCAGGAAGAGTTTTTAGAGGGATCATGGACTGCATGGGGAGAGGGCGAAGCCGATGTTGGGGACGTAATAGAGGACGAGCACATCCCTGATTTTAAAAAGAATATGGAAGAAATCATAAACCTCCTTAACGAGCTTGCTCAGCACGAGGGAGATGTTGCCGCTTCCATAGACACAGATGCCCTGGTCGACAGAGCAACCGTGCTTTTTACAAAAGCATTTGACTGGTTTAGGGGTGCGCCGGCTAACAAAAAAGATCAGTTGAAAAAAATGCCGGAATGGATTGCTTTTGATGCATTTCGTAGCGAGGTACAGAGCAAGAAGCTTAGCGACCCGCCGCGACTAAAGGCAGCAGCAGATGCGTTCGAGGCAGCATTTCCAGCGCTCCAGTGAGCGGACAGTATTTTACACAAGAGATGAAATGTCAAGTATCAAAAATACAAAATATCTGAAGCATTCTCTTGCGGCGGTGCCTTTTCCTTCTGCTCCAGAAGGACTGGGCGATCCGCCTGCAGCATCACTTGCTCCTCCGCCAGGTCTTGATGCCGGCGGCAAGAAGCCGCCTCGCGCCGCCGCGCCGCAGACCGGTGTAGCCGATCTACAGCGAAAGCTGATTTCCGTGGCCAAAGAAAAAGGCATAACAATAGATCTTGGCAAGACTGGTCCAAATAAGGACGGCGTCGACGGAGCCTATGGTGGCAAGACACGCAAAGCGGTAGAGGACGTCGCTGCCAAACTAGGGATAAAAGATCCACTAGATAGCAAAGGAAGGCCTACAGATGCCTTTAAGACAGCGCTCGGCCTTGGAACAGCACCGACTACTCCTGGGGAAACAGAAAAAGCTGTCGAGCCCGCTGAGGTAATGAGAGATGTACCGGTAGATGGCAAAAACTTTAGCATGGGAGCGCTAATCGGCAGTCTTCCACCTAGCCTAGCGATGAAAACAAAAGACAACCAGGAAGTACGTCTGTCTGCAGCAGAAGCCCTTAGTCGAATGGTAATGATCAGAGATGCTGTAGTTGCCGGCGGCCTTCCCGGTGGGCCAGAGGTGCCAGATGTACATATGATTAGGTCAAAAGAGGGATATCTTGAGGCGGCTAAAGTGTTGTCGCAGACAAGGGTCGCTCTGGATAATAGCCTGGCAAAGTTAGATAAAGCAGTAAAAGCTGAGATTGCAAGAAAGCGCAAAGAGAAGGGACTGCCAGAGGCCTTCTCCTTGGGCCCAAAACAGGAAGCATACAGGGCAGAATCTGCAATGTCGACGCTCCCTGGGGCGATTGGACAGGGCTTAGGCGTCGCTTACAAATGGCTGTACGCCTATCTGCGGGATATGGGCGGAGGAGATAAGACGAATCCGCAATCCCTGTTGGCGGTAATGAAAAGAAATACGGATGTAGCCGTTGATAAAGACTTTCCACATACAAAGTGGGACGAAGATCAGGCAGAGGCCGTAGGTAAACTGCTTATGGAGGCAGGCGGATGGCTTGGAGAAAGAATAGATCCAGAAAATACATCGCAGTATTTTCAGGGCATGCATAACGACCTTGCTGTCAATGAAAGATGGAAAGAATCCTTTTCCAAAAATAGCACCAGAATCTGGCCAATCTTGAGGAAGCAGCAGCAATGAGCGATATAAAAGAAATATTTAAGGCCTACAAAGCCTCTGACTATCGCGATCCAGAGTTTGATGCCATGATGAATGAGGTCAAGCGCGAGCTTGGCGTTTCAGAGGCTGACGTAATAGGAATTCTTGAAGAGATGGCGAAAGACCCGGCATTTAGACCTCCGGCTGGATATACTCCCGAAACGAGAACTGCTAGAAACATCTCCTTTGGGCTTTTTAAAAAGGCGGAAGCTGCTTATGACGATGCCGTAGCAAAGTATTTAAATGAGATAGAGGAAGCTGTGACCAAGGGCGACGTCGCCGAGGTATCCAAGCTTACGAAAAAACTTGGCAATCTTGCCAAGTCACCAGATGTTGGCTTTCAAAAAGCAATACATAAAGCGCTTAAAATGATCCAGGTCCAGGCCCCGAATGAGGTCATAGATGATATGCCTTTTATGAAGGCCATTAAAGCAGCAGATCCTTCAGTATTTAAAGAGATGCAAAAGATTAAAGTGAGGGGAGAGACACATGGTTTTGAAGACGCTGAAAGGTATATTCATCGGCCTGGTTCAGAGGCCGAAGTAGAGCGACTTATTCAAGAGCTACGAAAGCCAAATCCAGACAAACAGGCATTAGATAGATTCAAGGAGATCGCAAACGCAGAGGTCGGGCTATGGGGCAAAGACTCTGAGGCCGCAAAGATGCTGGCTTCTGCGTATGATGAGCGGGAGGTTGCCAGGGCGTTGGAAAAGCTTGATCTAGATCCTAAAGAGGGTCAGAGGCTTTTGAACAATTTCAGAGCAAATAAAATAAGAAGACTCCCGATCCACGAAGAGAGAATGGCAGGTTTAATCGGCAAAGTAATAGGTATCTTTTCAAAGAAAAGTGGTCTAACTGCTGCAGAGAGACTTGGTGACGCCGCCGGCATTGCTGCCAAGCCCGCTGGCACTTTGATGAAAATGATGAAGTGGTTGTGGAATTTTTCAGGCATAGGAAAGCCGCTCAGTATAGCTCTTGGCCTTGGTGCTGGTCTGGCCGGCGCGGCAAAGGTTAGCGATTTTTTTAGCGGAGACAAAGACTCCGCCCCCGCATCCGGCGAGGCCGCATCCGGCGAGGCCGCTGCTGGCAAATCATCAAGCTCGGCCACGCTGACCTCTGATCCCGCCTTGACAGGCAATCTGCACCAGAATATGCGTACAATACTAAAAAGAACTTTTGGTCCGCGCTGAAGTAATTCGTTAACACTGGAGTATTTATGTCTATTGCTGACAATATAGAGAAAGAATTTGCAAAGCTTCTTCGCGAGTCCAGATCATCTGCCCGCCACAAACTGGTTGCAGAAGCGGCTGACAAAGAGGACGCAATCAGAGCCAAGCGCCCACGCAAAGAAAAAAATAAAAAGAGCGTCATAGAAGAGGCTCATCCAGAAGAGGTCTTCGCCGCCGAGTCTGATGGTCTTGGTGGCCGCGTAGGAAATCCAGAACAGGTACAGGAGCAGATAATCGACGCATTAAATCGTCGTCCTTCTGCATTTCCGTATCAGGGCCTTGTTGCCAATGCAATGGCAGACTTTGAAAAGACCGCAGAGGTTCTGGAGTCGCATGATCTTTTTAACGAAGCGGCAGCGGTCCGCAAGGTTGCCGCTGACTGGCTTGCGGTGTTAGAAAGGCGAGGCAATTTAAAAAAAAAGGCAGCCGATCCCGAAATAATTGATTATGTTAGCGAAGCAGCGGGCAGCTACAGCTCGACAGCCTCGGGCGACTACGGCTCGACGTCTTCATCAACAACTCCACCAGCCTCATCGTCTAGTCCGCCTCCTGATGGAGGAATTGGGCTAGAAGATGCTCCTTCGGCCTCGTCAGCAGCAGAAACCGCAACTGAAGCAGCCAAGGCCGCTGAAAAGGCTGACCAGACAAAGGCCACAACTGCTATCGCCAAGGTTACTGAAAAGGTTGATGAGGCAAAGGATGCTGCCAGGGCTATCGCTCCTCCTGAGGCTGTCAAGGGTGCTGCGGCAGCGGCCCCTCCTGCCGGGAAGTTGGCCAAAGCACTAGGCATTCTTGGTCCTCTATTCGATGTAGTCACCATCGGAGCGCACGCCCTTGATGAGGATTGGACTTCTGTTATAGGCGCAATAGGAGCTGGTGTTGCAGGCGTTGCAGCTGCTGTGCTGGCATCTCCGGTTACTCTTGGTGCAGGTGCCATAATTGCCGCAGCAAGTACTGGGATAGGCATATATGAGATCATTAATGAGACGCTGCTCGGTGCATGGCAGGAAAAATTCAAGAAGGATGTTGCAGATGCAAGAAAACATGCCGATGGCTTGCTAAGCAAGCCGGACCTTGCTTCTGATAAAAGAGAGGCCGCAGAAAGAATAAAGACCGAGCTAGAATCCATATCTAAAAATATAGCCACAATAGACCAGCAAGCTAGTTTATCTGATAAAGCTAACATGAATGTCATTGCGACAAGTCTGACAGCAATAGACGATTCAATAGCAGTGGCTAATCACGCTTTAGGAGATTTAAAAAAAGCGACTACATTTGACATAGATGTTAGGCAAGTAATTGCAGCCATGGAAGTCGTCGAGACCTCAAGAGCAGGACTTGATGAAGAGCTTGGAGACAAACTTGATTCAAAGTGGCCAGAAGTAAAGGCTTTGATGGATACTATTCGCACAGCTGCCGGAGCAAGAAAGTCAGCCCTGGTCAATGCTAATTTTTATTCATCTGGTGGTGGCGCCGCCGCAGGCTCACAGCAATCTGCCACAAGCCCAGTAGCACTCTCTAGTGATGACCCAGACCACATCAAAGAGGTTCAAGCAGCAATAAATGATCTGCAGGCCTCTGACGCCGGATTTAATCCAAAGCTGGCTCTAACTGGTAAGTGGGATGCGCCAACAATGGAGGCACTGCGCGCATACGTCCGGCTATGGCTGCGCGTGGATACGAATCTTGCACAAGTCATCAGTGTCGATTCTCTAAAGAAATCCACTGGCGACGTTATCAAAGAAATGAATGAGGATTATCGCAACAAAGAAGAGGTAATCGCTGCAATCATGAGAGGATCAGCTAATAAATAGTGTAATAACTGATGTTTTAGAGGTCGAGACGCAGTCTGGCCACTTTAAACGAAATAAGTGAGGTAATTAAAATGGCTCTATATCCTGTTCAACCCGGCATCCAGCCGCTAGGTCTTTTTGACGTTCTCGATACCGAACTCGCCACCATCAAGGGCGGCGAGGTAATGACGCTCGGTTCAGCTGCTACGACCAACTCAGAGACGGAGACTGCTGCTCCCGACGTACTCGACGGCTACACCTTCGAGGCGACCGCCAGCCGTCCAGTTGCTCAGAAGGCTTCGCTCGCAGCGCACGCTTTCGTTGCTCTCGCCGATGAGGGCACTGGCCCCGACTACTTCACCATGCTCGGCACGGTAGTAGGCGGCAAGACCGGTCTCGTTGTCAGCGGCGGCGCCGTCCTCGGCCCGCACACCTCGACCGCTTCGGGCAAGGTCACCCTGTGGGACAAGCCCGGTCTCTACGAGGTCACCCTCGATGCAGTAGCTTCGGACTTCGCCAGCACGGCTCTCGTTCCCGGTAAGGTTCTCGGCTTCACCGCGCAGGGCAAGCTGCAGCGCAATGGCGGCACCGGCGCTCTCGCCAACAGCGGCTGCGCAGTATTCGTCGAGTTCTCGCAGTCGTCCAGCCTTGTCACCACGCCAGCTCGTCTGGTCGGCGGTGCCAATGCTCCAGACCGCGTCAAGATCATGTTCCTCGGCGCTGCCGGCAAGGCCCTGACCTGAGCGATACTATAATGGTATAAGAAATGGGCCGCGTTTAGCGGCCTTTTTCTTTTGCTATCAATCCGCCCTAATAGTTGTATCAGGAAGCCATCATGACTGTAAATTGGAAGGCGTTCCGATAAAGTTCATGGAGTAAGAAATGCCATATGTTTGTGATGTACGCAGAGACAATAAGTTGACGGTAATAGAGGTAGATGGCCGCCTGTATATAGAGGGCCAGGAATACACTCCAACCAATCTCGCCCCGATTGCTTTTTCACAGGGACCAACATCATGGCCGCCCCTTACCGCAACAGGCCGAGTCCCTGCTCAGCAGCTATCTCTTTCAAGGGTGTATTCTCGCGGCTACACCGGTCTTTCTCCATTTACTGGCACAGATGGCGAGGCATACGACACAACTCGAACAATGTGCGGGCAGAGTATCATCGGGCCTGTTGCATACTCTTCGGCATACGAGAGATTTTATTCTTGGGGTAATAGCTCGGGCGCGAATTTTGCGGTAGCATCTTTTGACGAGAGCTTTAGAATGATTTCTGGCAACCTAGGAACGATAGGTGCCTCGTCTACATACTATGGTTTTTTTCTGCCGCCGCAGAACAATAGGTGGTTTGCAATATGTCCGCATGCGCCTGGAACAGGCGCCACAACTTCTGCAGGCAATACAGCAGCAACAGTTGGAACGCTTCTCGAAAGCGGAGTGGTGGGTACCAATAGTCTGTGGAATTGGTGGCATCAGCTTCATATTCCATATCTAGGCAGTGACTGGGTTGTTGCGGTCTTATCTCCCTGGCAGAATGGATTTAGTGCCGCTGTTGCGTTCAACGATACTAGAATTGCCGTATACAATAGAAATACTGGTGCCAGCACGGATCTGGGTATTTGGTTAGACGTAGCCACGACCTTCCTCCCCAGCTCAGGCCTCTCAGGATTCTCAACCCTTGGATGCTCTCCCAGTAACTATATAAGAACCAGCTCTAATGAGATTTATTTCTATTCTCCAATTCTAAGTACCACTAATGAGACTACTACTGGTTTCCCAGGCTTTAAGGTGGCGATAGGCACTATAAGCAATCTAAATTCCACGCCTACCAGAACTCCAATAAGCACTGCCTATACTATAAGTGCAGTTGACACAGTAGCAGACACAATAACTACGTCGGCAGACATCCCAAGCCTATCAGTTGTGCGTTTTACTGCTACTGGCACCGGCGCCGCAGTCCCGCCTCCTCTAGAGGCTGGCAGAGACTACTGGACAATCAGGCAGTCTGCAAATATCAGCAAAGTAGCAACGACATACCAGAATGCGGCAGATGGCTACTCAATCGACCTGACTGGTGCAGGGGTAGGGACGCGCACCGCCACGGCTTTTGAATTTCTCACTCTTAGCGTTAACTCTATTTCTTCTGGCGGCAGCGACGTTACTATGAGAAATGCCGCTGTCGGCTGCCCGACGCGCATGTGGGTTTTTGAAAACGCCGGAACGAACTATCTTTGCATGGGCGTGTCCGAAGCAGGAACAGGAGCTACCCTTAATTCAGACGTCATGAACCTATACCTATGGAGGCTGGAGAGCAAGCGCCATGCAACATTCTTGCAGAAAATTTCTGCTGGCAGTGCTGGCCGGGTCCGGAGCTTCTTTCCACTAGACAATAATCAAAAGAGAATTGCCATAATTTACGATGACAGAATTATGTTCTATCAGTGGAATCCATCCACAAATTGGACCTTCCAGTCGACGCAAGACGTGCAGGTTCAGGACGTAGGAGTAGATACTCTTGGTCGAGTATGGGTTACCAATCGTGGTACCTATGCGGGGCCAGTGGCAGGAACTCCTGCCAATCAGCAGCAGCTTTATGTGTTCGAGCCGTCAGGTGCAGCAGCAAATATCGTAGTATCTTTCGCTCAAAGCGCTTATACGTATGCTGGCACGCCAGTCGCCTCCAATATAATAGTAAATGCGTACGATACAACCGGCACTCGCGTAGCGCTCGGCATCACGCTAAGTCGTGATTCGACCAACTTCTCGTTCGCAGGTGGCTCGCCATCAGCGTCGACTGTCACCAGCACTTCTGGAGATACGCTTGTTCCGATCTCAATATTCTCTACGGGTCTTCTCTCGGTACTTGCGGTACCAGGAACATAGCGCATGGATTATTTTTTCAACACTACTAGCAGCACGGGTACATCAGCGGTACGCGCAGCAGCTTACGTGAGACAGGAGGTGTCTTATGTTCCGCTGCCAGACCAGCAATCTGCTACTGCCAATGTTGTGTGGGGTAGAGTATCAGTAGGGACTGCCTTTGTTTTCCAGCCTAGCGCGTCCTCTCCGGCGATATTTCCGGACCCTGTGGCGGCTTCAGCTGTCTCATCCAGCGGTCTGTTCTTTGGGGCAAATCTCGGTCCAGTTGTTGCATCCGCAGTAGTCCTGCAAAGCAATGTTCCTGAACCACCGCCATCTGGTGGCACATCTGGTTTGAAGTTTTATTGGGGCTAATTATGAAAAAACTGCAAGTAAAAATAGAAGAAAGCGCGCCATATGCGGTCAGTATTTTTATAGACGAACATCATGTTGCTTGGCAGCCATTCGAGCCAGGCAGTTTGCTGCCATGGGCATCGAAGGATGCTGCCCAAGCATGGGCAGATGATTGGGTCGCAAGGAACTATGTTCAAGAAGAACAGCAATAAAAAACAATGGCCCGGAAATGGGCCATTTTCTTTTTACTATTAATTCACGCCTAGCTATCTAGGCATTCCTATTAATTCTGTAGGAAGTTTGCGTAATTAATTTTGGTGACTCTTGTCCCCAAAGTGCAAGTAAGAGTAAGTTAAAGTTCACTTCGGAGAAAAACAAATGTCAAATCTTTTTGATAACTCAGGCGAGCTCGGTGGTCTAACCACCCGTGACGCACTGAAGAGCCTCGTTCGTATTGCCAAGGTCCTCGAGGAGGGTATGCCCTCGAACGCCGTCGCCGCTGGTCGTCCTTCGACCACCGAGACGCAGCGTGATGAGCTCGTTCGCCAGGCCATCCTCGATCAGGGCGGCAAAGTCGCTCTTGCTCAGGCCATGGCTCTGCCAATCCGCCGCAACCTTGATTACTCGGGCGTTGCTCGCCGCGGCCTCGTTGTTGACGAGCTCGCCACCGGCGTTCTTCCCCTTTACGAGCGCGACATCGATGTTGCTGCATTCGTAATCTCGGCCAATGGCGCAGTTCCAGAGAGCCCCGTCCGTGGCGACCGCGTATTCGTTCCAGAGTTCGATATCGCCTGCCACCCACTCGTTCGCATCCGTGAAGCTCGCCAGCGCCGCTTCAACGTAATCGAGCGTACCGTTCAGAAGGCCAAGCAGGAGATCGCCGCGACCGAAGACGCCAACTTCTTCGCCGCCCTCGACTTCGCTGCTGATGCCGCTCTCGGTGGCGAGAACACCGCTCAGGTTCTCGGCGCCCGCATCTCGCGCGCCGACATGGTCGAGATCAAGTCGGAAGTTGATCAGTGGGACCTGCTCACCAGCAAGTTCTTCATGAACATCCGCGACTTCCAGGACCTGCTCCTCTGGACGTCACAGGGTGGTACTTCGGCTGCCGAGGTCGATCCGGTAACGCACCGCGAGATCCTCCAGACCGGTCTGTACGCCAAGCTGTTCACCGCTGATATCATCGTCAGCAAGCTCGTTCCATTCGGCAGCGTCTTCGGCTGCGCAGAGCCCGACATGGTCGGCGTCATGCCAATCCGCCAGAACGTTGAAGTCGTTCCAAACGACAAGATGGATCGCCTCAGCCTCGGCTGGACGGTATTCGAGACCATCGGCATCGGCGTAGTCAACGCTCGTGGCGTTGCCGTCGGCCGCAAAGCCTGATTAGAGCTTTAAAAAAAGCAAAAGAATGGTCGCCGCAAGGCGGCCTTTCTTTTTTTGCGTTGACTGCTGCATATGGCTTGAGCAGTAAGAGAGGCATGAGGTGCGCCCTGGAGGCCGCGTGAGTCTTTTTGATTTCTTTTTTCATAGACACGAGGAGCCTGCTGAGCCAGCGGACGGCTATCTAGCGCATTCTCCAGCTAGCAATTCTATAATGCGACCAGGCATTTATGAGTATTCCGGTAGAGAAGTAAAGGTCCTCGGTTTCTGCGAGGATGGCAAGCTGATGGCTACGCTTTATTTGTGTCACAAAGGACTGGGCGAGTGTACAGAGTGGGGCACGCTGGCTTTCTCAAAGCTGTCTAGTGATGCTCATGAAGAGATATGGGACTGCATGATGGACAAGTGTGCCTTAGTGTTGCACGCAACAGATCATGGCGGCAAATTAAAAATAAAGATAGAGGTAGATAGATGACAGAGGCAGCATATCTGGACACAATGCGTCAGATTATAGA